TCGCCGTTGCCCCATTTCCCGTCTATGACTTCTTTCGCGATCTCGTCGATACTCTTCGTCGGTGTAGGTGCCGGCTCCGCTTTCGGCAGCTTACCGGACCAGACGCGGGAGACGTCGTTTCTCATATTCTCTTCGTATGAGATCCACCCGTTCCGCGATGAAGAGGTGCTGTTGCTGTCCTTCACATAAACGTAATGTTTGCCGTTCTTCTCTTTGTATCCGACCGAGCAAACAAAATGAGCGGATGACGTCCAATGTACTCCCTTGCTTCCGCCCTTTCGGTTTCCCATAAGATAGATTGCGACTCGACCGCCCTTCTTTAGTTCCTTCCAGAGCTCGGACATTGTCTGATGCTCTTTGACTTCGGTCAGTCCGTAGTGTTTCATCATTGTCGGAATCCCGGCGAAATATGTCCCGTTTCCGTTCGGTGCCGCAAACTGTTTGCAGTATGGCTGAATGGTTTTCGGTGTCTCGTTTGCGTATTTGCTTATTTCAATGATGCAATTACAGATTGAGACCTCACCGCATCCGCAGTCCTTAATAAAATAAGGCGATTTCGGATAACCTAATTTCGCCCATCTTGTGTCGTACTGTTTGTAATTGTTTTTATTCATCGTCCTCACCGTCCTCGATATAATCATCGACAACGATGTCGAGCCCGTCCTCGCCCTCTTTCAGTTTTCTCGTGAGCCCGGTTCCTTCTGCTGCCTCTGGTGTGTAGTCGTTATTGAACCACGTCACACACGCAACGATTACGAAGTTCAGGACGACCGAAACGATCTTATATGCGAGGTCGAGTTTAGGATTGTGGAATTGTGCCACGTCCGTCGCCATTAATGCCGTATTAAGACACGTTGCGATAGCGAGGATTGTTCTTATCTTTGTTCCTAAGTTCATTGTTTTCTCCTAATGAAAAAGCCCGCCGTTTTGACGGGCTTTAGTTATTAACCATTGACCGCGATCCCGGCGTAAGTCCAGCAATTTGTCATTTTTGCCGGTCCTGATAATGACAGAGACGGAGTTGAATTAAACAGACAGTTATCAATAAACACCATCCCAGTCCCGCTTGTCTCGATTGCCGGATAGTTACCTCCGCCAAGACCGCCGAACTCGCATCCTGTGATCTGTACGCCCGCGCTATTCTCGATATGAACACGGCCATACCAGAGCTGACAATTCGCAAATATGAAGCCGTTCTGCGTATTAAGCACTTTTATTCCGAGGCCTTTTCCAAGTTCTCCCGGATTGTTCATATTATCTATATGGTTGAACGTGCAACCGATTACAGACCCGTGACCGCTGTTCGGTTTGTTGTTGCCAGAGTTGTCAATCAGGAACCCGATTACTCCGTGGAATGTGCAAGCTGTGAACACATTATTTCCGCCGTTGTTAATGCAAGCGTAATAGCATTGGAAAACAACAACGTCTGTAAACTTACAGTATTCTGTCCAGTAATCAAGATTGATTCCGGCCTTGCATCTGGTAATGTAGCAATCACTTACAATCAGGCCCTCTTGCAGACCGCCGCCGGCATTATAGCCGTAGATACCGCTGTCAAGATTCTCGAACCAACATCCAGTAATCTGACAGCACTTTGTTGTCGATGGAGTTACACCGCTGTCCTGTCCGTCACGATTACCGATGAAGATAACACCTTTACGACCTCCGATGTTACTGTCAGAAATATCAAGCGAATTGTACCCGCCACTAAATCTGATATTCTTTATTGTGCCGTATTCCTTGAGTCTGCAAATATATCCCGATGAAACGCTCCCGAGAAGCCTGATGATTGTCCCTCTTCCACATCCTTCAAGCGTTGCCCCGGCCGGAATGTCTATGTTTCCGCTGACATAGAAAATGCCCTCCGCAAGATGGCAATATCCCGTGCTTGTCAGCATTGACATAATAGCTCCGGTCATATCGGTTTTCCCCGTCTCGCTTTCGGTGTCTGTATCCACCGGCTGAAGCCATCCGTTCGTGTCTGTTGTTATGCTCGGACTCGTTGTGATGTCATAAGTATTGTTATAGGTATCACGACTTACTTCTTGCGTAATCGTGATCGTTTCGCCTCCGCCGCTGCCGATACCAACCCAAGCCGTCCAGCCGTCAGCGACGTTTTTCCTACGGTATAGTATCGAGTCGTCTGTATTATATGGATAAAGGATCTGGCATACAATATCGTCCAACGCGTAGAATGTTTGAAGCGTTCCTATTGCGGGAGCGTCGGAGATGTCTAAAACGCCACCAGAGGAACCGACAAACAGAACGCAGTTGTTTTTTATATCATCACAAGAATCATAATGGTATTCAGTATTAAGAAGTACGGTATTACTGCCAATTTGCCAGTCAGTCCACCCGTTGACCTTTTTCCTTCTTGAATAGAATACTTTATATTCATAGCTAAAAGCGTACTGTATAGGAAAATCAGGATAACCAAAAGTTACAAGATTTCCCGCCCCACCCACGGGGAAGTCAGGAATTGATAGCACTCCACCGCTTGAACTTACAAATACCATAGTATTGCTCGGAACCTTATCGCACGAGTCATAACTATCATAAGAGTAGTGCATAATGCCATTCGGAAGGAGGCCATTATCATTTGTAATATCACACAAATGATATTCTATGGTTTCATTTACAGTTCTGCCAATATAGTCGCTCAGCCAGCCTACGCGAACAAATACACCCCCAACAAAGTCACTCGGCAAAGTAAACAGATAAATACCATCTGAATATTGTCTATTGAGCAATTGCACTTGTGTAGAGCCATTTCTCCATCCCAAAACATCAAAATATATTACATTATTACTTGAAGCGCCACTTATTGAAAGAGCATAAGTGTGTCCCTTTTTTAGCCAGAAAGGAATATCGTTTACGTTCTCGGCGTAACCGATAAAGCTCGATCTCGCAACAGTTCCCTCGAAATGGAGTTTCCCATCAAACTGCTTTGTTACCGTAATGCCGGTGGCACTCGTGTAAGAGTTTGGCATATCACCGAACGGGAGAAGGTCTATTGTAGAATCGGTTACGCCCTCAGCGACCTTTTTCTCATAATCGTAGAGCTGTGTTACCTGGCCTCTTACTGCATTTCCTAAAGACGTGTACTGCGTCCCACCAAGAACCGAAGCTCCGCGTCTTGCATCGGTAACCTCTGCCGCTGACGGTGCGGTTCCTCCCGCAATAATGTTATCGATTCTTTCATTAAGCGGAGCAAACATCGACTCGGCCGAAACCTTGCTTGTATCGTTCCCGTTATCAGTAGCGAAGAAGTCACCTGATCCGAGCGTCCCTGAAAAAGTATTAAGTTCGTGAATTTCCATTTGTTCCTCCTTAGAGCAAACTGTAAATAGTTACGGATAATGTCTGACTCGCAATCGGAGTCCCATCCGCATAAGTGAATCGAGCTGTCCGTGAACCGCCCGAATTATTACCAAAAGAAATGAAAGCCTCTACGTCCGAAACAATCCCATCTACCGGATGACCTCCGGAAAGTGCACTGATGTCTGCCCTGCCGTAGATGTCCGTTGTGACGGTACCGCTCATCGATGTAGTTATCTTCATCGTGCTGGCTGCCTCGTCTATGGCGGATGTGATCTCTGCCGTGATTCGCTGATCAGTAAGACTTGCCAGCGAGTCCTGCAGCTCGTTCAATGTGATCTCATCAAATCTGTCGAGCAGTGTATTGTAGACCGTTCTGACTACCCTCTGACCATTTGCGATGACTCCGAGCGCAGGATAGTAAACGCTTACGCTGTCGCCTAGATGGACGCGCTGAAGCGCTGCATAGTCTTCATACTCCTTCGTTTGCCACAGTGCCACGAAGTCGACTGAGATGCTCTCCTTCGGAATCCATCCCTTCGACTCGTTCAGCACCTCTTCAGCCTTTGCCTTGAGCTGCGCCTTCGTCGGCTTGTTCTCGAACTTGTCTGTCAGATTGAGCGGTATCATGGTCAGCTCAGCATCTTCATCATGCGCTATGTACTCCTCGTTAATCGTCACGAGCGTCTTGTCTGACAGCCAGTAAGGAACAATAGCGTTGTATGAGTCACTTGTGTCGAGTTCCTGCGTCAGATCTGTAAGGTTCTTGCCGTACCTGATCTCGACATCCGTGTCTGTTCCGCGCCGTTCGTGTATGATCACATCGAACTTGTCAAACTCGGCCTCGCCGCCGAACACATCCAGAATTGACCCCTCTCCGCCTCCAAGTGCAGTACGCACCTGGGTCGGCTCTTTCAGTTTATAGCTTCCGCCGGATGCCATTGCAGTGCTGAAAGAGAACGGTGTGCCGCCGACTGTGTTCGATGCGAGCCGAGTCAGCGCCTGAGCAATAGAAGTTGCGCTGAACGGCATCGTTACAGCCTTGCTCAGCTTGTAGGATATGTGATGCGCATTGAACTCAACCACACCACCTATAGGAGCGCTCCGTTTGTATATTTCGAAAGGTTGTATCGTGCCGCTGTCATCGTGCGCTGCTCCTATGAGCATTCCTTCCTGAATGAGGCCGTAGTGCCTGCCGGTTATCGGATATTCAAAGACGCATTCATAAGTGCCGTTCAGCTCCTCTTCGACTGTACACGATACGCAGTCAGACAGGATCGCAAGCCCGGCAGATGTAAAGGCCGTCTCCGTCTTGTCATAAAGTATCGGCTTCATAATCTCCACCACCTCGGATATATGACTACCGACTCAATGCCAGATGTGAAAACTATAGGTTGCTCTCCAGGGCCGATGGTCGGGAATTTATAATCATCAAACGAGACGTGGCTGTTCATGGATATCGGTGCGCGCGGCCCTTTATGGAGCGTGATAGGGAAGTGAAGCTCGTCTGTTATGGTGACAAGACCCTCATCTGTCAATTTCTCTGTGACTCCGTTCGGGATGTATACCTCCATCAGCTCCGAGTCGATGTAGATTGTCTCTGTTGTGTCTGATACCGTTACGACATGCCCTGCGATGTTAATGCGGCCATTGCCTGTCACTGCTATGATCGGGAGTGACTCGAATGGTGTCGGGTTAAATATGGTCCCGTATTCTTCGAAATACTGTGGCTCGTCTCCGGACAAAAGGAAGCGCTGAGGCTTACAGTCGAAGAGTATCTTGAACTCGCCCGCCATGTAGTATGCCCTCGGGTCTACCTCAAACTTCTCGATAAGTGTTGCGAGCCGATACTCGTCCGGATTGTAGCTGTCTGTCAGCTTTTTGTATGTTCCTCTGGAAGCCAAAGCCGAGCGATACTCTCCAAGCGTTGAAGCAAACTCTTCTGCA